TATGCCGACATCATCTCGGTCTTTATCCTCCATAGTTGCGGCATACTCATTATTGATTATTGCGTCGTACTTTTCTGCCTCTTCTTTTGTCAGTTTAATAGATTGACCTGTGAATCTATTATTTCTTACTTCTGTTTTTTCTGTTACTGTTTTCATATATATGTCCTTTCTATATCCTATATACTCCTATTCCATAGATGTGTCAACCTTTTTTATTGTGGTCGTTGTATAACTATAATTACCGTAACTACTCATGTGCGTTTCTTTTTTAGGGTCCTCTATCCTTGTTTCAAGTGGCTCGGTCCTTGGCGCAAGTGCGATGACTCTTTGTGCGTTTGCATTCCAGAAATCTCTAATACATCCCTCACTACAAAAATAATTATATATGCTGTCAGGACTGTACCAACTTCGGTCTGTGTGTTGTTTTATCTTTTTAGTTCTTAGAACTTTAAAGCCCTTGCTACCTCGCACCCTATCTTGCGTTGTATAGGTATGGCAACTCGGACCATGGCACCATATGTATTCGCTCATTGAGGTAATCCTCCCAACATTGACGCAACTCCACCAACTGCAATTAATATGCCAAGATAAACATCTTGCGTGTGGATTGCGTAAATTAATCCTAGCATTGCTAGGGCAAACCCTAGCAATACCATTAATAGTCGTGCAATAATTTCAGCCTTATTCATATTTTGATCTGCACTTTCCCTGTTGCATTTCTCCAACCTTCTGCGTCTAAATCCCAGTAATTTAAAACAGGTTGACCAGACTTATCTATGTAAGCACCTTTCTGACTTGGAGTGCCGTCTGGTTTATCGTATCTGCCTTTTCTCGTAATAAAGCATTTATGCTTTTTTGCGAAGTAAGTTATGTAAAACATTTTGTCCTTTCTGTTGTTTATAGTAGGGATTATATAGGATAATCCCTACTGTGTCAAGTGTTAATTTACACTTTGTTTTTCGTATTGTAGTCTTGCCTTGATCTTATCCTCTCTTGTTTGGTTTTTGTTTTTCATACCTTTAATCAAGTTTGCAAGATTGCTTGGATTATAGATAGTTAAACCTGTTGAGTTTGTTCTAACAAGTTCTGCCTCATCTAATTCTATTCCAAGTTCTTTGGCTAACTCAATACCCTCACTTAAATATCTGTATGCTTTCAAACCGATTTTTAATTGGTCAGTTTGTTTTATGATACTATCAATCCAAGTTTGGTGTGTGCTTACAACTTTTGCTTTTGCCTCTCTCCACGCAAGAAAAATATTGTACTCGTCTTTGGTACAAGCTATTGCTCTACTTCTACAATGGCTAGTTCCAATAACATCACAATAAAATGGTGCGTTAAAAGTTTTAGTCATACCAATCGCATTATCATCACTAGAATAATGACTTGATGATTTACCTAAAAACTTATTGTTTGCGTCAATATGTTTTGTTTTGTGTGGGTTATCATCTTTGCCATTTTGCTGTGCAATAATATCAGGGTTAAGACCTTTTGCTTTTAGTTCTTCCCTATAATATGCGTGAGCAAACTGCATACTATCTTCGCCACCACCATACTCGTTGCCACTTAGATTGCCATACAACCCAAAATCAAAGTGTGATTGAGTTTCTGTTTCTTTGCCCTCATCATCAACATCTTCGTTATGTGAAAAATAAAAGCATTTATCTTTTGCTACTACATCACATGGGTCGCCATACTTTTTCTTGAAGTGTCGTAGTGTGGCTACATCATCACTAGGATAAGACCTCTCAACAACTTTTTTTGCTACATTGAAAGTATCTCTTTGATAAGCATTAAACACTTCTCTTGATTGTAGAAATGCTTGTTGCTCTTGCGTTTCTTCCTTTTCAAAAACATCTTTAATTTTATTAAAGAGTTTGTTTCTGTACTCGGTGTTCATGCGTATTTTAGACATTTAGTCCTTTCTGTTTGTGTTTATAATTATCCCACATTATCCCTTGACAAAAAGAAAGTCAAGCACTATATTGCATTAGGAATATGAGATTGTAAGAACACCAAGTTATACTAGATCACACCGACTAATATAGTCCGTCTTTCTGGTAGGAACTACCTCTTCAATCTCAGTCCTTTCAGGTCAAAGGCGCTTGGAGTGAGGAATTTAAACTCTATAGCATAGGTCGTGAGTTATTGTAACTGGGATTGTAAACTGATGCATCGGGGTACAATGAAAATCCTCGCCTACGCACACCTGCGCCCTTGAGCCCTGATCCATTGGTTGTAAGTCGAAAGCGCAATCAAAACTGATTAATGGATCTGGGGTCAAGTCAGGTGATCGGGTTAAACTCCGATCGTTAAATAACAGGGGAATGTCCCTAAGCCTGACAAACTTGAGCCCTGATTCATTAGGACGGTAAGTGTTACCGTAACAGCACGCGATCGCACGCTTCCTAATGGATCTGGGGTCAAGCGTAGGGCGTTCTAGCTAGCGAGTAGTCTATTGCGCTTGACCAAACTTGAGCCCTGATCTCTGGTGCCACTTGCAAGGTAGCTACAGTGCCAGAGATCTGGGGTCAAGAAGTGGGTGGCTGTGCTATAGAAATGCCTTAAAAATTTCCTATAGGTGAATTGATCACACTGAATAAATGCCCACACTTGAGCCGGCCAATGCTTTAAGCAACAAGCCGCAAGCAACAAGCCGCAAGCTTCAGGCTTGACAGGACCTGAAGGATATTGTAGGATGTATTTAGAAAGGATAAAATATGAAAAAAACAATCAGCACAGAAGAAGCAAAGAAAAAAACTATCAAACCAGAATGGCAACCAGGAGGATCCAGAAGACAGGAACTTTTGGATAAAGCTGTAGAGTATTTAAAAGCTCCGATTGCGGAAACGCAGGCGGACCGGCACCATTTTTGCTTGAATAATTTAATGATGAGTGAAACAGAATATCTGGAAGCTCTAAACAAAGCAACAAACGGAGGGTTAGTTGAAGAAGCCTGGAATTAAAAAAGATCCATTCGGATTTAACAAAGCCATCAACTGGGAAAAATTAAATGATCCTAAAGTTCTTAAAGAACTAGAAGAGCTCCTTGGAGATGGTGATGATGAGGGAAATACCGCCATCATTACCGAAGAAAGAATAAAAGAAAATGAAGAAAAGAATTGATCACAACGATCTCGCGCCATGGTTCCTGAAGGACCATGGCCAGCTGCCGGAGGCGTACCTGAAGAGTTGTCAGAAATTTTTTGACAGTATTAAAGCTTCAAGCAACAAGCAACAAGCCACAAGCTTGCCACAATCTGGCGATATAGTAGTAACTAAACAGAAAGGTATAAAATGACAATAAAAGAACTGGAAAAAGAAATAAAAGAAAAAATAACCGTGCTTAATATGTACGAGTTAAAAAAAGTAATAAAATATATAGATGGATTGTGTGGTGATGATTTGATTGAACACAATGATACCATCAACCATTTGAAAGGAGTAAAATGAGTGCATTAAAAAAGAAAAGCGAGACATGCCATGAGCAGCTGGTCAGGATGTGCAAGAACATCGCGAAAAGCATCAGCGAACCGGAAGAGATAACAGCCAAAGAAGAGTTTGGAAAGCTGGAGAAGCGTACGGAGACAGCTCATGACTGGATGGAAGATGTCTACGACATTCGTTACATCGTGGACCGGGAGAAGCGTTACTTCAGTGCAGAGCTGCTGGTAGCAGGTGGTGGCCCGACGATCTGGGTAAGCCTGAACGACATGGAGGTTCAAGGATACTGGGGCGGGGACCGTGTGAACATACCCTTCAGTGACAACCTGGGGCTGGATGACTACCTGGAAGAGATGTATGGCTGCGCATAGAAAATACGACCACATCATAAACAGAATCCATAATGACTGGTGCCGTGAAAACGGCTACCCGGTCAGGCCTTGTCCTACAAGAGGCAGGCCCAAGCTTCAAGCATCAAGCTCCAAGCTCCGTAAGGTACAAGCCACAAGCTTCAAGCCCCAAGCTACAAGGTTCAAGCTTCAAGCCACAAGCAACAAGCTCACGGACCATGGACCCCTCATAAAGTTTCAAGGTGCCTGAACCGAGGTGCTCTGCCAAGATAAAACTGTTGTGTGGATGCGCTACATGGTAGGCAATTTGGTGTGGACTTAACTTGATCTTGTTGGCCTTAGTCGTTTTAAATTCAACTGTAAAATAAAAGAAGTTTTCTGTATATCCCAACGCATCTGGCATGCCAGGAATCGCTATATTCTCTATACGATGCCACAATATTTTGGGTGTTGCTTTCTTAAATTTTTTGTAAAGTTTTGCTTCTGGACCCATGCTGTTTTTAGGACAACAATGTCTTTAATAATCTTTAATATAACCAGGAGGCATTATAATTAATTCTTCCTTGTTTGGTTTAAGAACTACACGAATAGATGTATCGCCTGGCTTATTACTCTCATGAACTTCTATACGTTTTATCTCTTCAAGATAACCTCTCTCTGTCATAATATATATTCTAGCATTACTAACAGCATTACCTCTCTGACCTTTAGGTCCTTGGGTAAACTTATCAAGATATTCTTGTAGGTGTCTTACAAACACTAGACATCACCTTTGTTTCTAAACTCATTTAAGATACTCTGACTTTTACTATGTAAATCTTCTTTTTCTTTCTTAAGTTGATTATACATATACTCAAAGTGTTCTGACTTCTTCTTCCAAAACAAAACTTCTTTTCTTAGATCTGCATTTAAGTTTTGATGGGATAAACTTATTCTCATCAGATCTTCTATTCTTTGTTCTAAATCATTAGGGCCTCTTTCGTCCGGCATAGGCACATCTGCATTTCTATATTCTTCTTCCTTAGTCATAGGTTTTACCTCTTTCTTCATATTTTCCATTTGTTTTTCAAACTCCTCTATATCTTTATTTGTCATTACCATACTTGACAGTATAGGATTGTTGCCTTAAAATGTCAATATGGGATTACCAAAAAGACTTACAGAAATGCAAAGAAGATTCGCTGAATTTTTAGTATTCGGTGGACCAGATGGACCTTGCACAAAAACAGAAGCAGCCACACTTGCTGGATACAGCAAAGACAATGCTCGTCACGAAGGGTCATCACTTACCAACCC